TTCAATATATGTTCGCGGCAATCACGCCACACCCTGGGGCCATTCTGGCGCAAAAACCCGCCTGGATATTTTAACCGGCTAACCAAATCATTAAGACCCATATCGTTTACTTTTATACTGGTCGTAATCATCGATATACGTCATCCTTCCTGGCATCGTCAAAGTCCCATGACGTCGGCTCGTCTACATCGAAAAACGGCTGCATATCAATATGAGTTGAATCAACCAGCGATGTCTCACTTGTTGCAGTGGTCTTTTCCTCTATCACATTACCGTTCGCGTCTACCAGGTCAATATCACCGGCCATGATCTCGTTAAGAGTCTTCAGTGCGTCGTCTTTCAACTCGCCGAAATACTCCATGCGGTTAAAATTGTCCTGAGTGTAAAACGACCGATACGTAAAATATGCCGTAATGTCTTCTGAAAGCGTACCAAGAAGCGGAGGTGTCGGCGCAATAGGCACCGAGTACCGCTTCGAAATCTTACCGTTGATGATAGAATCCGCCCTGGTGATGTGACGGCCGATAATGGCCGATGTCTCACTATATCCCGTTGACGTGGTAGTCTGCGGGAGATTGGGCACTATCAAAACGATAGATGATACGCTTGAATAAGGCATTTAGATTTCCACGTCTTCTTTCTTGTATATAAAGCCGTCGCGGTCAGCATTCTTGGCACCTACTTTCCGCATGGCGATAACTTCACTTTTAACGACGCCATTCTTGAACCGCGTCTTTTTAATGTATTTAATTTTACCGTCGGCACCTTCGCGCTGCACGACGTCCACTTTCTCAATCTGGTCTTTACGGAATTGCTTAGCATGGGCAATCGCTGCGGGATCATTCTTTTCCATCTTTTTTACTTTAACAGTTTCTTCAGCCATTGTATTCTCCATTGTTAATAATATCCTGGGGGATTGCTCCCCCAGGATTTCAGTCTACTAAACGAGTGCGGCGGTCTTAAAGAGATAGGCGCAGCTGGTGGCCACGGCCTTGGGCTTAAACTTCGATTGTACTTCGATGTAATTTCCTTCGATCTCTTCATCGAACCATTTTTTAACCCTGAAGGGAGTTCCCTTCTTGGCGACACGGAAGTTGACGGCGGCCGTTACTTTCTTCAGGCCTGGGTTTGGATCGAAATAGCCGACAAGGACGTCAGATCCCCACACATAGCCCATGGAAGCGGCGATGCCTTCCTTCGTGCTGTCAATGATCGCTGAGCCGACCAATACCTGGTCAACGTCAAACAGTGCAGCAAGAAGATTTTCCGTGATTATGGCCCGCTCCACGTACTGAATACGGTTGTAAATGTTCGGGTTCTCACGGGCAACCTTGAACACATCCCATCCCATAACGATCTTATTCGGGCGCTTCCCGCTGTTAGCCACGATAACCGAAGTGGCCGATAGAACAAGAGCGATAGGTGCCGAAGTGGTCGTATTGTACGCAAACGAGTTAGCCGTAGTGAGCGTCGTGTTGTTCCCCCATGTGGTCGTAGTGAAACAAAGTTTCGAGGCCTCGTATTCCTGACGGAGAAGTATCTTGTCGACCAGGTACTCGGTCGTATCGATTTCCAGATTAAGCGGCGCGTCGGTGTTATCCATCATGGTTTCGGTAATGACGTCTTTCAACGCATGCTCGAAGACCGTATAAGACGAAGTCGAAGCGCTCCACTCGATCATATTAGCCGGAGTTCCGTCTTGGCGGATGGACTCAGGCAATTTGAAATCGGGGTTATACACCCAGTATTTGTCGGAGTCGTGCATTACCATAACGTCCTTCAGCACTTGACCGGCGATATACTGAGTATTTTTATATTGGACGCTAAGCGTAGTTAACGCGGCGTCAATTCTTACTGATCCTTTAGGCATTGTATTATTCCTCCTAAGTTATGCTGATCGAGCCAACGAGGCTGAGATCGTAGATTTGCGGATTGACCATAACGGAAATTACCGATCCGGTAACGCCGCTCTCGAGAGCACGGCCCAGGATAACACATTGTGCCGATACGGTCGAGCCGTATGCCGTGATGGTGACGCCGGTATCAACCTGGACGATACGACCAGCCATAGTGGTGGTAGACACGCCCCAGTACGCCATAACGGCCGCGCCTGCGTTAACGCTCTCAGCACAGACGGCCTTAGATACGCCGAAGACCCGAACAGCGCACACTTCCGAACCGCTGGAAAGATACGTTTGATTTATACCAATCGCAAAAAATGCGGTTGCGGTCGGTTCCATAACGACACCTGCAGCCGATTGACCTGAAAGATACACGGTTTTATCGGACGCGGTAGACGTGTTCGGCATACCGACGACAAGATATTGAGACGTAGTAGTTTTTAATTCGGCGGCGGGTTTCAACGAAAGATCGTACTCGCGGCCGATGCCTTTTACGGTAGACATTATTCGCTACCTCCTTTTTGATAAGCTATTTCTTTGAACGCTTCACGGTAGCTGAGGTTGTGTTCTTTCGCGTATTCCTTTACCATCGATTCCAGATCGTCATCATTCTTTTTCTCAGGCTGGTCATTCGACGTTTCAGCTTTTCCGAATTCAACCGGAGAGTTTGCAGCGATGATCGCTTTTACGTGATTGAAACTCTCGGCGTCTTTCGACAGCGATTTAATGAATTCAACCTGCGCGGGAACGATCTTCCCTTCTTTGCTCATCGAGTCAATGAAGGAATCGACCTCACGGGCAAAGGATTCTTTTTGCGCCTTTTCATAAGCAACAAGCTTTTCGTTCAGTTGAGACTTTTCATCCTCGAACGCTTTAAGCTGTCCAATCAGATTTTCTTTTTCTGCTTTCAAATCAGCTTCGCGCTTTTGGAATTCCATGATGACATTTTCGTCCATAGATTTTTCCTGTATAATATTGGTGTAAATTTTCATATCATGTTCATTTGCTTCTACAGTTTCCGATTGATAATATAGATCAATAAACCCGTCAACGTCGGTGTTAGCGGGAAGATCCGCACCGAGCAGCGCGACGTGTTCCAGTACGTTATTGTGTGTTGCGCCATTTACATTTAACGACGTGTAGATACCAGGAGAGAAACGACCGAATGCCTTAGCGTCTATTAGTGATGCAAGCTTTTTGGGCACATTCTTAATGTCGGCGAAAAGTTTATTACCATTCCGACGCAATCCAGTAATCCATCCGAGAGCAGCGGTGCCCATAATCCCTTCGCTCTTTTTCTTGTCGTGGGTTATTACAAGACGCGGCTTTACTTCCTTGCCAACAGCCGAAAAAGAACTGACAAGCGAATCCAAAAACTGCTCGTCGATATTATCGCCACCAACAGCCGAGCCCTTTCCTTCCCATCTGCCGGTTGAGAATATTTCTACATCGTTAAAATTAACGGTTTCCATATCCGCCTCGAATTCCTTGGACTTGTCTTTCCATTCTTGCATACATATGGCGTATCTCTGTTTTTCGTCCGGGTAGTCCTTCACCATCGTTTCGTTGCCCATGAACCGAGCCACGAAATCTTCTTTTTTCTCGCCCTTTTGGGGTTTAGGCATTGGCATTAGTCTACCATCTCATAAAACGTCATATTTATAGCAGATGAAATAGTAGCGCCTGCCTGGTTTGTTACTTGAATTAAATATTTTTTACCAGGTGCAAATATCCATTCAGTATTGCTCCTGCCAGAGCTTCCTACTCTTGTTTGAACCGTTGCGCCGCCAGGAATTATAGTCTGATACATGATTGATTCACTATTGGTAGACCACGTCGCGCCTAAATAATACTGTCCAGTAGGCGTATTGGTTTTAGTACGGTTCATGTTATACGCAGTCAGAGTCGTTCCGAGCGTAGCCGTCGTGATCCCTTCGTAAACCGTTACGAGCACCTGGCCTGATACCGCGACGCCAAATACCGAATGAACCTCATTGGACGCAGCGGTAAGGTTTATCATCATATTGGTGATACCGGCAGACGCAAGCGTCGCGTTATACGCCGACACCGCGAACATCCCTCCATCGTGGCTTTTATGGTGTTCCCACGCAAGGGTGATATCAACTCCGGTTTCTTTATCTATTGCGCTCATTTAAGCTCCAGGAATCCGCCAGGCTCTTCTATTACGGCCGGCATCTGGTCTTTGGGTGTCATTGCATACTCTTCGTCTGCAAATATTGGAACGAGAGCGGAACGACAGGAAAAGTGATTCGGCGGATTGTACTTCTGCGCTTCAGCCGGCGGAAAAATCTTGCCGTTCAATCTTTGACATACCGGTGAAGTACGACCATCCATAACGGCAGAGTATTTATAAGCAACGATACCGGTCTGACCGTCAGTAGAGACGAGTTTATTCATTGCGGACAGACGCGCCTCATTCATGGCCTTCGAGGTCAACGTCCTTACGATTGTTTCGATGCGGTATTCTTTTCCCCGTGCCGTCAATGACGCCGCGTCTTTACCTAAACTCAATCCGTATGATTGCACGGCGTCTTCGATCTGAGCAACAACGTCACGCCATCCGAGATTATTACGGATGCCCTCGATGATGATAGGCTTTACGACGGTTAGCAGTTTTACCTTTTCGGCCTCTTCGCTATACGCGGCCAGGCTGTCAATCCATTCAATAATCTCTTCGTCGTCCATTCCAGTAGGATCGATAGCAGCGAAGGTAAGGACAATTTGTCCTTGACCCATTCGGTACGATTCTTTGAGCATCGCTCGGAATGCGCTTCTTAATTTTAAACCATGCTTGACTGACAGATCGTTGATTTTATTAAGCTTACGTTTTTCAATTATATTCTGGCTCTTGATGTCGTCGATTAGCGCGTTGATCATAAGCCGGACGATTGACTTTATTTCGGGAATCCATTTTTCATCAAGCGCCGAGTAGTCTTTCGCCATTACCGACTCATCGCCTAGCTTCGCGGCGTATTCTTTCCCATCTCCGTCGTCGTCGTCGTTATCGGCCATTGCCGCATCAACTTCGTTTTCGCTCTTTTTGGTTTCTTCCGGTTTCTCTTCAACCTTTTGCGCTATTTCCTTTTTGGGCGCTTCGGTTTCTTGCATAAGTTCTTCATCAATTTCAACCTCTGGAGCTCCTATTTGTTTGAGGAACCAATTGGCCTGGACCTCGTCAACGGGGATCTTCCCAGTCTTCACGGCTTCAAGCCACAAAGTCATGTCCGCTTCTTTTTTCTTATCGTCAATCGGCGTCCATACGAATTCAGCTTGGTATTGCGGCCCGAAGTTAAGCGCGACAAGCGGGTAAATGATTTCTTTGTTTATCATCCGCGCAAGATCTTCGCGGATGTAGTTGATGATGGTATAAAATATATTGAATTGCTCTTGACCTAGCGAATAAGAACCGCCGCCGGTTCGCTCACCGCTGAATCCCATCAGGTCCGGAATAAGCATACGGCGGGCAATCATGTTGTCGTACTTATTTATTGCCCGTTCGTATTCCCCGGCGCCCTTCGATACCTCAAGCAGCTCAACGGTGAAATCGTCGGGGATGGTGATCGACGTTTTCGCCTGGATATTTTTCAGTATCTGCTTGAACCGATCTTTATCGGCTACGCCGGCGGCCTTTGGCATTTTGCCTACAGCGGTAGGCATCCCGAACCGTTCAAGGTACATATTCCAAAATTTAATAATAGCGTCTTTAGACCACCAAGCACGATAGACGCCTTTATTCAATTCTGATTTGCCATAAGGATTATCGAATTCTTTATTGTACGAATAGATGATTAGTTTGCGAGGATCGATCTCAACGTCGCCCTCGGCCTGGTGCTGAATGACGTATTCTACGTTTCCGGATTTGTCGGTATAGATATCGAACGTGTGCGGGGCCCTGGTCTTCAGCCCGGTGAATACAATCTTCCGGCCCCATTCTTTTGTCTCGACGATATCAACTATTTTTTCAGTGATCGAAAAGCCGTAATCCATAGCTGAAAGCATATCGTAAAGGCATTTAATAAATGGCTGGTTCAAATACATGTTGAGAGCATACGTTAAAAACTCGGGGATCTTTTCGTCTTCGCAGCGGATCTCCCATTGGCTGTTCAGCGTAACGTATTTCTTAAGCGACAGACACGCGCTGATCTGATCGTCTTCGCGCATATCGTCGAAGAGATCATAGTTACCGCGTTTCTGGTATAATTCGTCGGGGTTATACGGCCTGAGTTGATAGGCCCAATACCAGGAGCTGTCGGCGCTGGTGACTTCTTTAGTTGCGGCGGGGATTGTCTGCGGGATTGCTTGTATTGCGGATTCAGCCACACGTCACCAGCTTTCTGGATTTTAATAGCTTAATTTGAGGCTGAACGCAGTATAATGCCAATATAGGCTTTTTGGCTGATTTGTCAAGCATTATTTTAGTACAACCCAAAAGGATCACCAGGAATAGTTTGCCCTTTCGCCGGAGTCTGTAAAATCTTCCGGGCTCGCCTGACCGCCCGCCGCCCAGTTCGCAAGAGCCATCGCCATAACAATATCATCATGCATACCATCAGGCGCGGCATACCGAATAAGTCCAGACGATGTTTCGTCAAAAGTAAAGATTTCCAACTCATTGATTAGCTCCGGTATTTCAGGGAACCGTATTTCTGCCCTGTCGATCACCATTGCCAGGGCCTCGACAATCTGTCGCTTTGATAGATTGCTAAATTTGAACGACTCCACACCGAGCCCGGCCCGGCATAAATCATCATAAATTGGATCCCCGACGCCGGTACTGTCAACCAGAGTATGAGCGTCGTACCGCTTGCAAAGTGAAATAATCCGGTCCTTTTGCACTTTCCACGATAATGTGTTAAACCGGTCGAATGCAACAAGCTGCCGGTCCTGGTTGAGAATACACACAACGGAATAGTCAACGGTCCGCGCCAGGTCAACTCCTGCATAGTACCGCTGGCCGGTCTTCGGCGGTCTTAGCTCACCGCCGATGCAATCAGAAATATTCCGGAATACCTCGCCACCTGAGTCTATAAAGTGAGCTTTATATTCCTGCTCAAATACCCGCTGAGGCAGGCTCTTTACCTGTTCCCATTCATGGGCTGAAAAATACGGGGAAACCCGGCTTTCAAATTGAAAAGAAATGTAGTCCGTCTCTTCACGGTCCTGGCCTTTTTGGTAAAGCTCATAAAATAGATTTTTGCCCTTCGGCGTTCCGATAAACAGCGCCCGGCCGTTCGTCGCCGTGATCGTTCCCCGAAGCGCGAACTGCCAAATATCGCGCTTAATAAATCCCATCTCATCGACGATTAGAAAGTTGACCGATTCACCCCGAAGCCCTTCCTCCCGGTCCGCAGACTTAAAATCTATCGCGCTGCCGTTAGGGAATTCCATCCGTAGCTCTTGCTTGTTTGTCCTGATTTTAATTTCAGGGAACCGCTCATTCATGAGCTTTATGCATCGCCGAAAAGCGACCTTACTATTCTGATACGTCGGCGCAACCCACCACGATACCCAATCAGGCTTCGCCAGGCTCTCGTTAATCGTAACCGCGATGACTCCGAGAAAAGTCTTCCCCGATTGCCGGCCGGCGCTGACAACAACAAATCGGTACTTTCTGAGCGCATCTAATACCTGTTGTTGCCAGGGGCTAATGCTAATCCATATCTTGCGTCTCGGTGTCTTGTCGCCCACTGACTTCCTTTACTGTTCTAAACGTGATCTCGTATCTCATCTGCCCACCGGACCCATCTCCGAAGGTAACGTTTTCAGGGATCTTCCCTTCATACCGATCATAAATATATTTTATGATTGCCGGATCTCGTTCCTTAAACGCCAATTCAATAAGCAAATCTACAAATTTTTCTTTATCAAGCTTCATGCGTAGGATATCGGTCAATGCCGTTCCTTTCGGCGGTCGGCCGTTGGGATTCGTGCATTGACCTTTTTTGTGCCCCCTGGTGCGCTTGTCGGTCGTGTCTGTCACAACCTCCGACGATTTTACAATCTGGACTTTACGCTTGCTCGCCACTATCGTCATACTCCTTGCAGATCGCCCCGATATTATTCATACATTCGACGAATCGAAGCGGGTTTATTTTGGCGCAGATATCTAGCATGCGAATCGCACGGCCCGAGCATTTCTTAAACCGATGGTTTATCATCGCCAGCATAAACAAGTGCTCTTCGCTTCCTGATTTTTCATTGAACAGATCAATCAAGAGCGCTTCGGCTTTTTTGATATTGTTCGAATAGAATTTTAATTTTTCAGGATTGTTTTCATCCCATTGATAATACAGCCGCGCCAGTTGACCGCGAAGCCGATGGTTACCGGGCATAAGAGACAGTCCTTGATTTAGTATTTGTTCCTGCGGCTCGAATTTCTTCATATTGTCTTTATTCAGGGCCCAATAAATATATGCATCCGGATATTTAGGATAAATTTCTGTAGCCCGCTGCGGGTTATTGACTTCCGGCTGCAAACATTCAATCGCGGCCTTTTGCGCTTCGATGATTTTTATGATTTCCTTGTAATCTTCTTTTTCAATCGTCTTGTCGATACTCTCGTCGATCTCACACAATACGGTATAGCCATAAAGCGTATCGTCCATCTTGATGATCTTAAACCCGTGCTTTTTGAGCAGGTTATTAAATGACTTTACGCTAAATACGTTGACGTGGTTCAAGTGAAAATAATTTTCAAAGTCATTAAGTATGACGCCGCTTGTCTCTTCGCAAACATCGAACCACGTAGGCACCGAAATGTAAACTAGACCGCCTTCTACAAGCCTAGATTTTATCCTGTCCAGCTCACGGCCTGGATATTGTACGTGCTCCAGTACGTGGTAGTATGAAATGAAGTCAAAGAAAAGATCCATCCATCCGAAATCTTCCGAACACTCAATGCCATAATAATACCTGCTCCAGTTCTTGAAGCTCTTGCTGTATTCGGTACCGTGCAGTTGGCCCTTCGCTATCCCCCGCGCTTCATGCAGCCAATTCAGAAACGAGCCCTGGGCGCAGCCAACGTCAAGGCAATTCCCCTCGACCTTTATGCCATCAAGGAATTGTGCATGATAGTGGTTCTTGCGATTGGCCGTTGTAATATTATTCGCGGTCATAACCGGACGCTGAAGATCATAAATTTCGGCCAGGCGCTTTTCGTCTATATAGTCGTATGACACATATCCGCAATCTTTGCAAACCTTAAACCCTACGGGCTCGCCGTCTTCCCTGATTTCCCGGACATACCAATACTTTTGATCCCTAAGATGATCGATGTATTCCCATTCTTTATTTCCGCAAATCGGGCAATCGTACTTAATCAGCATAATATCTCCTTTAATTGTTTTACACTTATCATCTGTCCCTGGTCCGTTCGGCTCTTGCCGCTGGCCGTACATTCAAACATAAAATGCTGACAGCCTATCGCCTTGAAAGCGCGGTAAGTATCAGCCACATAATTAGCAACGCCAACTGAATGACTGCAATCAATAACCAATTTCCTGAATATATCGGGGCGTTCATTTTTTATTCTAATCACTCCTTTAAGGTCAGGGCTCCATCTCGAGGTATCCGTCCTGTCAATGGTCACAATCCCGCGCTCAATAATCATCGGTTCGAATTTATAAATATCCCGAAGTATATCATAAAGCCCGATAGTCTCGTCAACGGTCATAGCGGGCCCGCGCTTTATCAGTAACGGGCCCTTATAAAAACGTAATTCCTCAAGCAACCCATAGTTGGCGCTGTTCCTGGCTCCGATCCATGCGTAAGAGATCGCCGTGTGCATCTCTACAAGTTGCGCTGCCGTCTGCACCTCGATACCTACCGGCATAATGGTGCTGTTTATATGCTTCAGCATAAGATGTGCGCTGTACTCCATGCCTTTCATAAACCGGTCAGGGCGGGTTCCGCCAAGATATGGCTTGACTCTATACCAATCGGCGACGCCTTTGAGCTCAACGGCGGTATCGAGTATCTCGCCGTCATCTGATAAATCAATATAGCTACACGGTCCGGCGATGATCATTAAAATACCTTTTTGTTATGCTTCGAGAATAACCATTTATGAAAAAGCTCCACGTCCTTTTGCCTTAGATGCCCGCGCCGCTGAAGCTCAGCCCATATAATCGTCTGTTTCCGCTCCAGGTCAATAAGCGTATCCATAGGCAGAGTCAACGCATGTTCCTTGATAAACGTGAAGAGCCCTTCAAGAATGCTCTTTAACTGTGAAAAAGAAATCCGGGTTACTTCCGCCCTGAATTTCTCACGGTCGATTGTCAGTATATCTTGCGCCATTATTTAACCGTATTATTCGGATGATCCGGCTGCGCTGTCTTTTGGCCTTCACGCTGCCGATATTTCCAAAGTGAATCCTTGATAAACGAAACCCTATATTTCTTTTTGAATTGGTTGTAAAACTCATCGCCCTCGGCGTACTTAACACCGTCACGATACTTGATTTCATTCACCGCCCATCGTGACAAGAGCGCACACGCCGGATGCCATTCGTTACGGTCGATTACTGCAATGTCTTTTCCGTCTTCGGCGATTCGGGTGAAGCCTGACAAGACCGCTTGACTGTTGTCAAGTTGTAGTTGCTCAACCATTTGGGAGAGAATCCCAGGAAGGAAAATATCATCACTATCAAGACGAATGATATAACGGCCGCGACCAAGAGCAAGAGCCATATTGGAGCAAGAAGCCAGGTCAATATTCTTTTCATTTCGGTACACCTTCATTTTCTTTTGCTTGTCTGTCGGGAGGTTGGTCCAGTATTCGGTGATTATGTTCATCGAGTCGTCGCTTGACTTGTCGTCTATCAGTATATACTCGAAATCCTTGAACTCTTGGCGGAATACGCTATCCATCGCTTCTACAATAAAGCGGCCTGTATTGTGGTTGCAAGTATATACGGTCACCTCTGGCAAATGGTTAATCTGCAAAAAGTACGGATGCTGTCGGAGGAAGTGTATAATATCCAGGGTATTGATTGGCTCGGGCAAACAGGCGAAGACCAATCGCATGAGCATTAAGTCTTCGGGGTAGTCAAGGACCAGGCGATAGCTAAACCGGTACGCTTCCGGCGGGAAGTATTCTTTTGTCTTGTACTGGTTTTTCAAATAGTATGAAATAAACTCCACGGGCTGGTTGCCGACGCGCTTTACGACGTCTTTTAGCGCTGATAGTTTTATGACTTCGGCAGCCGCGCCCTGGAGCATCTTGGTGATAAAGCAATATTCAAGACCGCCGTTAAGTGCGAACCGGACCTGATTTATTAAAATCTGTGAATCAATAAGAATATCATCGGCGGTCACGCGGACAATATATTCAAATCCGAATTTCTCCGCAGCGGCGACAATCCTATGCAGTGGGCTATCGTCTTCACCTCGATAGCATTCAACACCTCGATTAGTCGCTATGTCTTCTAGTATATCGTCATCGTGATTTTTGGGAATTGCCATAACGACAGGGAAACGGTCTTGCCTTTTTAGGTTTGATAAAAGAATATCAATGGCGCGCTTACCATTGATAGTTTGTAATACCTTTTCGGGGATCCGGCTTGACTTGACCCGAGCCGTTACGATGATACCTACGCTTTCTACTTCCATATATCTCCTGACGTGCAATTCCGGCACGTCTTCGGGATATCTCCCAATCTGTAACGCTTGATAAAGTTTTCTCTGTCTTTTATAAAATCTTTGAATCGAATATCGGCGGGGTTGTCATAGCAAACACAACACGGATATTTATGGCCTTCGACGGTGACGACGATACGGCGCATGGCGTGAGGACAATTCTTTTTTCGGTTCCGGTGTTTTTTAGAAAGCGTTATATCGGCACCGTGCCTGCGTTCGGTATTCCGCTTTACTAATTTGAAATCAGAAAAATGCTCTTTATAAAATCGGTCGCTTTCTTTTTCGTTGAACCGGTTGACGTGGTAATTCAAAATAACTTTGAATTTTAATGTGCCGATTCGGTGCATCCATCGCAAATATGCCAGGTTGCTCAAAAGAAGATCGTGTTCCGCCGGCGCTACGCCGTGAAGATTAGAATATAGATTTCTATTCCATGAATCGACGGAGATAATGCAGGTTGTCAGGCCGGACGCGTTCAGCCGATGGATCATGTCCGTATTAAGAAGTACGCCGTTTGTGTTGATCATAATATCGACGTATCCCAGGCGGCTGGCGAAAAGAATCACTTCGTCGATATTCCGGTACAAAAGCGGCTCACCGCGAAGATTGAGCTTACACGACAGCGCTCCGTATTTGCGGAAGTTCGACAGATGGAATTTTGCGTTTTCTTTTGAGATTGATCCGATCTTAAAAGGCAATTTGCCGGGTGAGTGGTGCCAGCAGGAAATACATTTTTGGTTACAATTATTGTTAAGCTCGATATCGACGTGGACAAGTTTCCCCGTCCATCGAGCAAGGAACCATTGGAGCCGATAATGTAAATATCTAATAGTTTTCATTTTCAGTTACCGCCATATTTCAGAATATTCTGAATTTGTCAAGTCTTTTTATGTATAACAAAGTTAGTGAATACTAACTTTTCCCCTCGGCCTGCACCGGCAATACATCTTTACCGCTTGCCGGTATGGTATGTCGAGGTGCCTGGCAAGTGCGCGGATAACGCGGGCTCTATTTTTTCTTTTCATTTTTCGTCCGCCTTGCTCAGCGCTCCATTAAACAGATTGCCGTTGGTAAATGACAATAACCCTGACATCTTTTTCCTTTCCGCCTTTTTTTCTTCCGGCGAGGGGATATGCTGCCATAAAGGGCAATCGCAATTTTTATTCTTATTTTTCGGCTCCCATTTCGCTTCAATATGCCCCCTGTCAAATTTATGCACCGTCTTTTTATTATCTGGATGTTTACAGATATATCTTTCCATGTAGTCTATCTTTACGTGACGGCATTCTGAACAATAAACAAATTTCTTTTTATTTTTTCTTTTCATTTTTTCTAACCCTTTTCGTCTCACCCTTCTTATTCATAACCCGAATGCACATTTTACACGTGACCTCTTCCTTCGCCCCGCTGATGTACGCGCCCATCCCGGCATACCCGCAGGCACAGCGGCCCTGCTGCTGACTATGATAATGGACTGGCGCTTCTTTGATTGAATAGGATATGTTACTCATAGAGTTACCCCGCAAAAATAAGTATAAATTAAATACGTTATAAATGGTATTATAAAAATACCAGATATAATCATAAATAAAAAACAAATGGCGAATATGCCACACAGCCAATATTCCATAAAACCATCCGCCTCCAAAAAATTAGAAAATTTTCCGCTTATGGCGCCAATAAAATACGGCACAAAAATAAACATAGACCAAAAAGCAATAACCATTAAAACGCCAGTTAAACAAATCATTCTATCATGCCTCCCGCTACAGAAAGAATGCATCCTAAAATTAAAAAACCGATACCGGCGGCAATGTAATCTCTACAAAATAAATCGCCGGTGAAACAGGACACCCAACCGGCCAAAAAACATACTAGCCATTTTTTCATTTCCCCACCTCCGTCTTAGGCTTGCATCTGACACCCATCTCTGTCGCTTCGAATACTTCACACGGAACGCGGTTCATATCGAAGCCGTTGGCGTTCCTGAATTCTTCGCCCTGGAGCTCTAGCTCTTTTTTGATCTGCCTAACGTTCGTATGCATCTGTTCGACAATCGAATACACCGCAATATTGACCGCGAGTGATACGGACATGATCGCCATAAAGACTGTCTTGTGAATCATATTTTACAACCTCCCTGGGCTTTTTTTGTTCAATTTTGGCCCTGTTTTGGTTGGTTCGTACGTGCATACCTAAGAAATAGGTATGCACGAACCAACCTAACCGCTAAAGCGGCGGGTTTTTGCAGTGCACCAACCGTGCACGAACCGTGCACCAACCGTGCACGAACCAACCAAAATTACATGATATTTTCAAGGTTCCCAACCTCGTTTTGCTCTAAAATGGCGCGGACTTCGTCCTCTTTCCCAACGACAATCTGCATGACGGCCTGATTGTTTTTCATCTTCATGTCGGATACTTTCTCTATAATCCCGGATTGAATAAGCTTAGTCCATGTACGCTGGATGTTCCGTACGCCTTCGCATGATGCCTGATTCTCTATGTTCTTTTTCAACGAGCGTCCATTTTCTAACAGGAATCTGAGTATAAATTTTTCGGCTGTTGATGGTCCCTCCGGTTGTGCGGTTGTTTCCTCTAGATGAAATGATACGTCGGTGAATACCATTTTTGCCATGAATGTTCCAGGCTCGCCATCACGGTTTTTTGTCATTGCGACTTTCATAATGTCTGATAGTAACGGCTTTTCAATTTCGATCATGGTATCGACAACACCCTTAATGGCCGAAGAGCCGCGATACCCGCCGCCATCTTTTTTAGAATGGTGTATGACAATGAATGTCGTCCCGAGCTTTTCTATTATTTTCTTTATTCCCGCAAAGGCAGGCATTATTTCTTTGACGCTATTTTCGTCGGCACCTGGTATCAGGTCCATGAGCGCGTCGAGGCAGACTAATTTGATTTTGTTTTCGATGATGATTTTTTCAATGTCGAATAATACAGATGCATCCCTGAGATCGACGCCAGCCATGCTGATAGAATAAAATGGCGTTGTTTCGTCGCCGCCCATTATTGGTATTATCTTTTGCATCCGGCGGGCTAACCGGTTGTTTCCGCTTTCTTCATCGATTAAAAGAACCGATGATTGTCTAACTTCCTTTCCCATCCAATCGGTCCCTACCGCTATGCATCCCATCATATGGAGCATCATCCACGTTTTACCGCTTCCGCTGTCTCCGTATACAATCGACAAATTTTCTTCAGCGATAAAATCCTTGACGATCCACTCAACAGGCGGCTGCGGAGAAAGTAGATCAGCCATCGTTTTTATTTTTTCCGATAGCGGCGTCTGTTCCTTTACGTCGTTACGTTCATAATCCCGGTGGAAATTGTCTTGTGCCGATTGTACTATCTTGTCAATGTCCCTGTCTGGGAGCGGCGGATCGCAATATAGCTTATTGACGCCGTGAAGATAGCATTGCAGCTCTTCCGGAGGTCCACCGAGGTTCCAGTATCGTCCGGCCTCAGATGCAAGCGCATTATTCCGGTTGCCCTTCTTTATGACGTCACCAGGTTTTAGTGCTTCCTTCTTTTCCTTTTCACGTTCGGCAAAGTGTTCTAAAATCCATTCCGGTGCATCGGCCGCTTCGGAAAAGTCAACATCATAATCGTAAAGAACAAAATAACCGCCGACGCCTTTAATGTCACATGCTAACCCGGTTTCCTTTACGATAAAAAAATCATTGCACGTTCCGACATTCGGGTTTTTATAGAATAAATGTTTACCGTGTGATGGGGTTATCTGTTCGATTGTCTTTGGAAGGTCGCCGTATTGTATCCGTATGCACTCTTCTACCTGGCCGGTGTCGCGGAATTGTTCCGGCGTTGCCGGGTTCTTGACGTCGATATCAAGAACAAATATACCGCAGCCGCTTCCTCCTGCGATGCCGATGTGATTAGTGGCGGCTGTGAAACCGTCGAACATATCGAGCATGACGTCGTTGTCGGTTGTTGCGGAAGTATGACCGCCACCGTACTTATGGCCGCGACGATAAAACGGCACTTTGTTTTTTGAGCATAAGAAAACGCTAACCCTTGGAATATTGAGCGCGTCTTGTCGTGCCCATAGGTCGCGGACCACGTCGGAAAGTAGTCGTGCCATAGTCAAGCCTTTTTAATTTGCTAATTTTCGACGAAAGATAGTAGTGCTTGACGGCCAATGTCCCCTACCCTGATTTTGCCATCGGGTGAGGTCCGCTTATTTTCCAGACCTTTTATTATCTTTTCCCATTCCGCGTCGGTCGCATAGATTAGAATATTTCTTTTAACCCGTGTTTCTTCTTTTCCTTTTACGATTCTCATAAATAAACCTCGCGTTTTATTTTTAACTTTTATATTTTGAATTGTTATTATTGTCAATAAATTTATGAAAAATTCTTGACAAAAACAAATAATATAATTATAGTCCATTTATCTAACTTAAATGGAGAATTAAAATGAAAACGAAAATAGTAAAATCAAAAAGCAAAAAAGAACCTGACCTCTACCATGAACTGCTAAACGCCCGCGAAGTTGAACGTCAAGCCGCTAAATACCGTATTGAATTAGAAGAAAAGATATTCGAATCGGTTAAGTCGCGTCTTAAAAAGACCGAAGGCCAAGAGACAATCGAAGACGGCGACTATTCAATCACCGTTAATCAGCCGATGAATTATAAACTTGACGCTGAAAAATACCGCGCCCTGGCTGAATCACTCCCCGAACCTGTTCAATTTCATAGAGTAAAACTAGAGATAGACAAGACAAAATACAAGAATATTCTTGAGCTTGCCGATCAACGCTTGTTGTCAAAAATACACGACTGCGTTTCCGCTACACCGGGGAAAGTATCTATCGCTGTAAATATTAAGGAGGTAGAATAATGGCATTTGATCCGAAAAGCATACGGCGCGGGGTAAAACCCGCTCCCCGTAAAATGGTTATTTATGGTCCGCCGAAGATCGGTAAATCATCGCTTGTTGCATCGGCCGATGATGCTTTACTAATTGCAACAGAGGACCGCGTAAATCATATTGACTGTGCAAAGACCGATGTCGTACATTCGTATGATGAGATCATGGAGATATTCGAATATCTCGTATCCGGTTCCCCGTACCGGACCGTGATAATCGACACCCTCGACTGGATGGAGCCGCTTGTCTGGCAATACGTTTGCAAGAAAAAAGGATTCAAGTCACTGATTGACGACACTAACAAAGAAGTCAACTTTGGTCGCGGGATGAAATACCATGCTGTCGAAGCGTGGAAGATGTTCCTTGAAAATTGCGACGTGTTGCGAGAACAGGCAAACATGTCCATCGTTCTTGTCGCTCACTCTCAGATTGAAAAGATGACGCCTCCCGATTCCGATGCATACGACCGGCACACGTTCAAGATCGATAAAAACGCCGTAGCCGTCGTGGAGGAATGGGCGGACATCATCGGTTTTTATTCCCGCGAGATTGTCGTCACAAAAGAAGACGCCGGATTTGGAAAGAAGCGAGGCAAGGCGCTTTCTATTGACAATTCTCGAGTACTCAACTTGCAATCGACAAGC